AGCGGCGAGACGGCGTGTGCCAGCCTCGACAGCAGTCTTTTCAAACGAAACTGTCATCTGAGGGATGTTTGAGCTAAGCTCGAACTGGCTCAGAAGAGCAGCAACGCCAGCGTCTTCTGGGAGGTTGTCCCAGACACCAGCTAAGCCTGTGAGGGCGTTAGTAGCGGTAGCAGTTGTACCTGTGAAGGCGGTATTCAGGTAGTTATACCCGATTTCCTTACCGTCAGAGGTAGCTGTTGTACCGGCAGTAGGTCCTGCAGCGGCATTGCCGTCGCCGGCAACGGTTCCACCGTAACCGAGAGCTGTGCTCTCGTACTTGTAACGCATAGCGAAGGCAAGTCCAACCGGGCCTGTCATGGGCTGTACACCGACGATCTCATTTGTAATGAGTTCAGGGAATGTACGGCGGATCATGGGGATCAGGACCTTAGGAAGACGAGCATCACCCTTGGCGTAAGTATCACCACTGAACTGGTTAGGAGTATTGGCATTTGTGGTACCGAATACGCCACCAGACTGGGCGGAGTTACTAGCTTCGAAGCACCACTTCTCCTGGTTTTCCAAGAGGATGGCGGTGTTCAGACGTGTGTTTTCGTTAGAAATAGCCGAGACCTTGTCGGAAGAGTAATCCAATACTGGGCTCCACTTTTCGACGAGGGATTCGGCTGTGTTTTTGTTGATATGAAAAAGTTCCATAGTTATTTTTTCTCCTTATTTTAAAGAATTTCGACCTTTTGAGTATGAAGGGAAAGTGTAAACTTAGTGCTTTAAGCGAAGCTTAGAGCCGTCTACTTTCTTCATCTCATTCAGATATCCGCCTACACCCGATTCTACGATCGGGGCCGGTGAAGAAATTTCCTCCTCAAGAACTTCTGTTTCGGGGCGATCAACGGCCTCAACGATACGTTGGGTTACGCCTTCCTTAGCAGAATCTTCTTGTTCGGAGATTTCTTTCTCGAACATCTCAACTACGTACTGATAGTTCTCTTGAATATACTCAGGGCTCTTGCCCTTGAGTAACTTACTGACGAAGGACTTAGCCGCAACGGGCATATCCTTTGTCTTTGACTCAAGCAATAGAGCGGACTCAGAACGATTTAACTTGTGGTTAAGTTCTGTGTTAGACTCTAATGCTTCGTTCAATTCCTTTCTGAGGGAATCAATTGTTCTTTTGCCATCAACGAGGGCCTCCTTAACCTCGTTATCGATGAAACTCTCATCGATAGCAACAAGCTGGCGAATCTGCTCAAGTGTCTTACGAGCGCGGATATTTTCCACAGCTTCGTTTACCTGCTCAGTCGGCATTGTCTTTTCCATGTAAAGGTCGAGATAGTTTGATACTTCATCGACAAGGCGTCCACGGAAGGACTCAGCTTCTTCATTTAAAACGGTTTCGTAATGTTTAATTACTTGCTTAAGCTTTAAGGTATGTTCTTCATCAATCTTAGTAAGAACCTTTCTAAGCTTCTGGGCATGATCAAAATCAATTGTCTCAACAAGCTTCTTGAGCTTGGAGGTATGGTCGGCATCAATAGCCTCAACGAGCCTCTGAAGCTTTTCAGAATGATCTTCATCAATCTTAGTTGCAGCTGCTTCAACTTGAAGTTCAGCTTTCTTTTCTGCCTTTTCATTTACAGCCTGTTCAAAGGCTTCGTGAACGGCTGTGAGTGTATCTTCTGTGATGAGATCTTTAAATTGCTCTTGAAGGATTTTCTTGAAGTCCATATTGTATATTTATTTATTCTATTTAGTCTACTTTTCCTGATTAATATAGGTTCTTACCTTATTTTTTATCTTTTCAGCAACTACATTCTGTAATGCAATTTTAGCCTGGGAGTAGTCCTTATTTGCAATTTGAGCTATAAAATTCTGTGTGGCCTTCTTTACGTTGTCCATATTGTTATAATTAAGCAGACTTAAGCATCTTGATGAAAGACATCAACGATTCTTTTAAGAAAGCATCTGTACCGTGTTTAGGTAAGTTGCGAAGATTTTTTTCTAATTCGTTATAAGCCTTAATAGCAGCTTCAACAATTGTACCGTCTGGCCTAATCATCCACTCTTTTGACTCCATAACAGATTCAAGCATTGCTGTTTGTACTGATGGTTGATGAACAACGTCTAAACAAATAAGATGAAAGTTAGATACGTGTTTGGCATTAGATGTTTCATTAACGTTGCCAAGGGCACGGGAGCTAATACCCATTTTAATATTATCCTGAATGAGAGACTTAAGAAGAAGCCCCATAGGTGTATTTAAAACTTGGGACTTACCATAAAAGTAATTTCCCTTCTGTGTTAATTCGGTAACTAAATGACAAGCATTAACAGGATTAACTTCTGTAGATTGAGGATGATTCATTTCACCGATAGCACGACGTGACTTGACCATATCAACGGTATAACGGTTAACTTCTTTAACCATTTCGTCTAACTTGTATATACGTCCGTTTTGATTCTTTTCTTCAGCCATTAAGAATGGCCCGGTGATAAAGAGTTTTTGTTCGCCCTGACGGTTCTTTTCTTCAATTAAGAAGTCAATGTCGTCATGGATATCTTCGACTAGAAATTTGAGTCCCATATATGTTACAATTATTTATACAGTCTAGTTACGTTTTCTCGGTTAAAATCAATAAATACTGTACTTATGTTTATTATACTGTTAAGTTTATCATCATTATTAGTTGCAGGTAGTGCTGCTTTTTTCTCAGTATTAGGTATAGCTTCTTTATTTTCAGGGTGTTATTATCAAGTAATGATTATGGCTGGAGCACTAGAGTTTGCTAAACTCGTTGCCACTTCTTACCTTTATCGCTACTGGAACAAGACAAACATATTTCTTAGGACCTATCTTCTTCTAGCAGTAGGTACCTTAATGATTATTACATCTGCTGGTATATTCGGCTATCTTTCTTCAGCTTATCAAGTAAATGCTGCTAAAAATACACTAGATGATAATAAAATAGCTCTAATAGAAAATCAAAAACAGTCAGTTAACGAAGAAATTATTAGTATTCAAAATCGTATTGAAACGTTAAATGTAGCTAGAAAGTCACAAGAAAAAAGATTACCTGATTTATCATCAAAAGCGGCTAAACCGATTTATGATGACATAAAAAAGTCTAGTGATGAAATTACAAACCTAACAGGTAGACTTCAAACATTGCAGACTACTAAGTTTGAAAAAGATAATGAAATTATAGCTCTTAAAACAGACACTAGTAAAGCAAATGATATTGGTACATTTAAGTTTGTTGCTAAATCATTTAATATGCCTTTAGATACAGTTGTAAAATGGTTTATTCTTATTCTAGTGTCGGTATTTGACCCGTTATCAGTTAGCTTAGTATTGGCACTTAATATTGCTTTAACTGGTAGTATGTTAAAAGAAACTAAAGTACCTAAGAAAAAAGAAGAGCCTTTACCTGATAATATTATTGTAGGTACAGGGTATTATAACCCTAACAATCATTTATAAACCTAAATGCTTTTCGGTTATGATTGTAAACTCGTAACCCTTCTTCTTGCTCCATTCTGTGGCTGCTTGCCATTTAGCTCTATTCTTTACATACTCAGCTTGCTTACGCATTAACGATTTTGTGTTTCTTGTTGCTTTAGGTGGCAGGGTTTGAATAGACGGTTTAATCTCTATAAGATATTTTTTAATAGTACCATCTTTAGATTTAATAGTAATATTATTATCCACAAAGTATCTAGATACTCTCCCTGTTAACGGGTTAGGGTAAGGAATAATAATAGATTCTGATCCCCAAGAGACTATTGCAGGGTTATGATCTGCCCATCTCATAAACCGTAATTCGTAAGATGATCTGTATATGATAGGTAGGGAGCCTTTATACTTGTCCGGGTTACTAGGCTTGAAGAGACCTTGTTTAAATCTAACTGTACGTCTTCTGTTCACTTACCAATTTTTACAACTTAGATAACGAGCTGTACCGGGCTTAGCTGTTGAACATTTATGACGTGCTCTAAAACTCTTTCTACGTTTAGAGTTAGATTTTTTAATTCTTAAATTGGGGTCACCGTAATGTACACGCTTTAATTTACCATCAACACGAACGCATTTCATGTATTTTTTATCTTTACGAGTAGATGAGATCTGACCCGTTACCTTTGTACAACGACCACCTTTTTCCTCAAGCAACTCTTCTACTATTAATTCAAAGTTCATATTATCCTATAAACCACATAGGTGGTGTAACGTCCTCGTTTTGTTGTTTTAATTCTTGCTCTAAAGCATCTCTTTCTGTTATACCCTGTTGCATAAAATCATTTGCATTAACTGTGCCCCCGGCAAAAAGACCTGTACCTGAGAACTTACCTCTAACGTTTGCAACAGTAATTTTAGATAAAGCTAAAACATATCTAAAGATCCAACGTTCGTTAATAATGTCTTTAATCGGTCTTTCTAAGTAACAACCTACAACACCTAAGTAACTATTTTGTAATATAGGTTCAGGTACGATTCTAAGAAGCTGTGTCTTAGGATCAAAACGGTAATGAGGGGTTTGTGCTAATACTTTATTTCTTAAATCGATAAATTCTTTTAATACTTCCCAGGTAGTAAGATCAAAGCCGAAATTACCAATCATGTATGACGAGTAAATTTGTTGAGCCATAGCCTGCTCTAAAGTAAAGAGAGTATTAATACCAGTTGACTCACCGTAGTTAAAAACAAAGCAATCTAAAACACGTCTATAAGATTCTAAATCAAAATCGTACCCTGCAGATAAACTAGCAGATGTAGTTGCTGACATCGGGTTATTAAGTGTTGTAGATGTCATTTCTGGTGTTCTGTTAATAAGTGTAGCAACATCTAAACCTACACCTGGTACATATTTCCTAGAATCGAAAACAAGATACTCTTCTGTATAACCGGCATACTTAGTAAAGTATTCCATAGCTATCGCTATATTATCATAAATTTGTTCATTAGCTATTTCTACTTCAACTAACGGTTCACCTAGTTGACGACGCACTCTTAAAGCTAAAGCATCGTAACTTGCAATCTTATGATTAAGATTAGTAGATCCTTGAGTGTATCTTGGGAGTACGTTCATATATAGTTATTTAATCTTTTTATAAACCGTAATACCCGTACGGGCTACCTTGTTCATTGGCTTGATCCTGATCAAATATATGATGACCTTCTGTATTAGCATTATCTGGATAAGGCTGTACAAGATCCGGGGTACTAGTCCCTCCAGGTAATAAGCCGTAATCACCACCATCACTAGGTTGGGTGTTAGCCAATTCGCGTGGTGCACCAGGTTCTTTTGAACCTTCCCAACGTCTGCACTTTATAACCCAAATATAATGACCCATAAGAGGGTTAGCACGCATAGGTAGATTCTGATCGTCACGTTCGGTTACTTCATATATTGGAGCTCCTCTTCCTCCTGGTCTGTCACCAAAGCCTCCATACTCTTGTAGCTCGATAAGATCGCCAGCTTTAGGTTCTTTATTAGGCCCAAATGTGTTATAAAAACCTGATATATGTATTACAGCTGTCATATCACAATCAGCCATAATGCCAAACTTAGAAAGCATTATAGCGTCATTAGTAATATCTGTTAACATTACTACAGGGCCTGTTTCAATAAAAGTAGCAGTTGGATCTTCCCCGTAAAGAAAATTTTGCGTACTTAACTTATACCCGTTAGTGTAATAGTTTACCTGAACACCGTAGTGCTGAATCTGCTCATACCACCATCTACTGAAGTTTAAACGCTCTTGCGTTGTAACGTTCTTATTAAGGTAACGTACTGTTTCCATACTTTTAAACTTTACCTAATTTTTTAATACCCTTTAAAAGGCTAGCTTTCTTATATGTATTTTTTTTATACTTAGCGGGGTCTGCTAAAGTACTTAAATCGTGTTTTGCTTCTCCTATATAGTTAGGCTTTTTAAGCCATTTTTCATAAAACGGATGATAGATACTCTCATAAGCATTCATATCAAACTCTCTTATTGTCGGTATATAGTGAAGAGGGTGTGTAGTGCCTGGAGCTCTTCTATCATTAATAGAGCTAATTACTTGTAGAATTCTTTCTTTTAATATATCATCTAAATTAGCAGTATTCAATCTAACAATAGCAGTTATAGGGCAAAACTTTGAACTACCTGATTTTAAAATCGGCCCAACAACTATATAATCATTTACTCTTGTTTTTACAGATTCATTTTCTGCAGAATTAATAGCATCAATATCTTGAATAATTTGTAATTTAACCTCTGGTAGCATCTTAGGATCACCACCTTCCATCTCTGTATAAAATACTCTAGGGTCAAGAGCGTTAGGAGGTATAGTGTTAGTATGATACTTTAAATACCCATCTTTAAACTCTTTTTCAAACAGATTCATAATAGTACTTATGCTAAACCAGTAAACAGAAATAGCCCCATATAGGGGCTATCTGTGATTTTATTAAAGTTTATTTCTTACTTGAAGAAATCGCCAACTTTGATGTTTGAAGTCTTAGGATTGAACTTCTTTGTATTCTGCAAGCCTTTATCGGTAGCAGGAAGTTCCTTTGTTTCAGGGGCAACTTTAATTGTACCATTAACAGCCTTACCGGTTGTGGTCTTAACACCACCGACATTATACTTACCCTTAGGGCCTGTTAATCCTTTTTCGAGCTTCTTAGCATCGACTAAGGCATGTCCTTCTTCTTCAGCTTCATCTGTTGCGAGAGACTCTTCAAAAGGCTCCTCCTCGCCCATTTCCTCTTCAGCTTCCATATCACTGCCTTCTTCTTCTTCTTCGTGCTCGGCGAGCTTATCGAGAATAGAATTTAAGCTATCGATAACTGACTTGATATCAGAAACGAGATCACCAGCTTCATCTTCTTGAGCACCGAGTTCTTCGCCCATATCTTCATCAGATGTAGGAATTTCATCGGCGTGATCTTCAATTTCCTGTTCAGCAGCTTCATCATCACCTAACTCTTCTTTGAGGGTGGACTTGAAAAGCTTTTCAAAAGTTCCTTCGTATTTGTTTGTTGTATTTTCCATTTTTAAACTTTTTCCTTTCTTTTTCTTTGAAGCAGAATACTTAGCGTTTTCTGCTGGTGTTTTTAACTTGCTAGTCTTAGCAACTCTATCTGTACCGCGACCCTTTGCAAGAGGTTCAACATCGATGTCTTGATCGGGAAGAGGGTCAAACTTAAGGTTCTTTTTACCAGCAAGAGAGCTTTTATCATGTTTCTTTGCTTCGTTAAGAAGAACTTCGGAGTACATATCAGAGAGAGGGTTATTCATATTGTAATTATATTTATTCTATTTTGTCGTTTTTTCTGATATAAATTACCATTTTATACATCCTAAAAGGGCAATATTATTCGGGCGTGTTTCAGTGTCACCGCTTGCAACTATACGAAAAATGCGATCGTTACTGTTTACACCGGCTTGATAACCGGAGGCATCAGAAGGTGCAGATGGGGAAATATCACCTCTTGAAAAGCCTATCCATTGAGGACCTTCAGAAATTTGATTGTTAATATTGTGAGTGTGAGATTTATAAGCATCAGCCTGGGTCTGGCCAAAAGAACGAGATGCATCTAAACCTGTGTTACTATTATTCCAGCCACGTATAAACTGACCTCTTAAGTCAGGTGTCTTACCTTTAGCACCGTATGTTGTACCTAATAGATTATATAGTACAGGATATAAAGAACTACTTACAATTGTTCCATCACAAACAAGCCAGCCTGTTGGTGGGGTTTGAGCTACGTAGAAAGCTATTGTACCTGTTGGTATTCCTTGTATATTAGTTATTTGTTTTTGTAAAAACAAGATATTTTGATACAAGGTATCGTAATTATTATTAATTGTAGTTAAAGAATTACCTATAAAATATGTTGAAGGTATTTTTACAGGACTAGAAATTGATGTAACTGATTCGTCTGTATAAAGGTCTGCCATGGTATAATTTATTTATTAGTTATTTCTAGTTATTACAGTCCGGATCGTAGTATTTTACAAATGTATAGAAGTTATCCCAGAGATAACCTAGTATACGGTTAATAACAGTTGATGTTACAATTTCGTTTTGACCGATAATCATTTTACTTTTATCGTGTAAAGGTGCACTATATGACAAGCAGTTACCTGAAGAGTAGTAAAGTGTATTTCTAAAATATTCAATATTGTCCCAGAGGCGTTGGAATGATTTTGTATATACCCAATTTTGTACATATTCCTCTTTATGAATTAATAAATCATTTAACGGCCAGTAATATGAGGGTAAACTTCCTTTACGAGGTATTAACTGCATAAGGTCTGGAAACTTTAAAATGATATTATCAGACGTTACAAGTAAGTTACGGAACTCATCTTGATACAGACCTTTAATATTTGTTACCTCAGGTATTGATTTAATAATATATCCTGCAAATACACCTGTTCTAAAAAACTTAACTACTTGAGAATCAAAAGCTATATAGATTATTTCTCTATTATATGATGTATTAATACGTCTAGGTACTGTAGAAGTAATATATTCACTATAACTGTAAGTTCTTTGATATACACCGGAATAACTGTAAACTAAAATACCGTTAGCTGTTAGTACATGTACGTTTTGTTGACTATCGACAGCAAGGGACACAGGCGGGTTACTAATTAAATTACTATCATAGATTGTTTGAATCCAAGTACCTGTATCTGAATATTGCTTAATTGCTTTGTTACCTGTATCACAAATCCAAACATTATTAAGCTGATCAATATGTATGTCATTAGGAGTATTAAATTTAGATTTTGTAGTAGCTAAACCAAATCCTCCCCAGCTGTTAAATAGATTCCAATTATTATTTTCATCAATAGTAAAGGTGTAGATTTGAGCAAAATTACTATCAAGTACAAATATTTTATTATTACTATCTAAACAAATATTTGATATGGAAGAAAATGTTTTAATACCGTCTACAGTACTTTTAGTGTTGTAGACGGTAGCTACGTAATCTGATGATAGTAAATTAATTTGAGTAGGAAGAGTAACGTATAAGTTATTATCTTTTGAAACAATACCTGTATATATACACTTTTTATTAAAAGTGTTTCCGTTACTAACAATCTGATAATTTTGATCTAAACCCGGTATATTAACATTCCAGGTACCTTGGTCACAAACAGTGTAAGGTGCATTATTTACCGCTGTTAAAGTATTAGTTATATTTGTATATTGATATGTTTGTTGTTCCCAGGTACCGCAACTAACATATACACCATCTACGTTAGCATCTTCCCAAATAACAGTACTAGAAGGATTAATAGACGTATTAACACTTTCCCATGTCCAGGTAGGGCATACAAATGTAGAAGTAGAATAATTTACCGGGCTTAGATATCCAAAGTATTCTGAGTAAGTGCCTGGATACGACTTACTAATTAAATCTAGATAGTGTAAATTATCGTATATTTTACTGATACAAGAATTAATATTATCGCTAACAACCCAATCGTTTGATCCTATTTTAGGTTGATCAGGCCA